ATTAGCGCATTTACTTTCCTTCAGTATATAAATTACATCAATGACCGCCCGATAGGAAGAGTTAAGTATGCGCTAAATTAATTCCGCCAACGGGTATATTAAATTAATAAAATTAGTTTTTTGTTATAAACTACGCGCGAAGTTACTTTAAGTTTCCCAAATCACCAAATATTTTATTTATAAAATAACCTATTTTTTGTGCTATTTAAGTCCAAAACAGTCTAAAATAAACTATAACAAGCATTTGGCGGTGCTTATTGTTTTAGCCTAAGTCCATAAAATGGTAGTAAATGACATTACATGCCACAAAAAACGGGTGCATTTTCGGGTGCCTTTTTTGGCTTCATTGGTCGAACAGCGCCATGCTGGACTTCTTTGTGGAGTCAACGATGGCGACGTATGGCTTGAGTGAATCATATGAGGAGTGGCCGGTCCACTGCATCACCACAGCCGGGGATATGCCGATGGATAGTGCATGGACGATGAAGGTATGCCTTCCCCAGTGGGTGGATATCGCGTCTGCCTTGTCCACCATCCTCTCCTCAAGCCTGGATCCTGAGAAGTAGAGCTTTCTCACCTGGCCCTTTATGCCTGCAGCCTTCGCTATCTGGGGAAGGAGCAGGTTCTTCCTGCACAGCTGCACGAAAGGGAAGACGGTATTGTCCGGATCGGTATTCCTGTCCATGTTCCTCTCGATCAGCGCACGCGAGTACTTGTTCAGCTCCACAGTGGTAGGCTTGGTAGTCTTCTTTGCCATTATCGCAATATGCGGAGTCCTGGCATCAAGATGCACGTCGCTCCACTTCATGCGGGAGCAGTCTCCCACACGCAGACCTGTCGCACAGCAGAAGCAGAAGGCGTCTCTTACTGCCCTGTGAGACGGACTTGCCAGCTCCACGTCCATGATGGCCTGCATCTCCTCCCATTCAAGGTAGTATACGTCCTTCTTGCCGAGTCCCTTGAACTTCGGCCTGAACTCCAGGTGCAGCGAACCGGAATACAGCTTCTTCTCCCTTGCGTACCGAAGAAGTGTGCGTATCCTCGTTACATATATGCTTACAGTTCGGTTCTCGAGTCCGTCAAGCCACATGTCCGTAACAAAGTCCTGGAGATCCTCTGATCTGAGGCTGTCTAGAGCCTTGCCTGAAAGGTCGGACTCGTCTATTCTGTTATGGACCGAGATGTATGCCTTTACCGATTCGGGAGAGAGGGCGCGCATCGCCGGATGGCAGAGCACCCCTTACTACATCAAGGACAATCCGCAGTACTTTGACAGGGCTCTCAACCCAGGCAGATATGCTGCCGTTCCTCTGGCTCTTGCGGAGGACCTCTACATGCGGCTCTCTGATATGCGCATGTACGGATTCAACCATCAGGGAAGTGCAAAGTTCAACAATGCGCTGGACGAAGCCCTCAAGGCCCAGCTTGCCGGAGACCAGAAGGCGTTCGATGACGCAATGAAGACGATGGAATTCACTAGGAAGACCAACGAGAGAGCACAGGAATATGCTGCGCTAAAGAAAGCAAAGGAAGACCTGTATCTCGTTCTCAATGCCCATCCTGACTATAAGGATGTAAAATACGATTCCAAGACTGGAGGAATCAAGGCTACCCATAAGGACCACACCTTCGATCCCGACAAAGGACAGTATGAGAGGAATGCCAGAGATGCCGGTTATGCTTCAGGACATGTAGTCATTCTGACTTCTGAAAAATTCGGACAGACTGGTCAAAAATTTACAGAAGGCAAGTGGGATGGTCTCGAATTTGAGATTATGGGATGCGAAACAGCCACACCCAATAACCTCGTTGCAGGACTAAAGCACAGTTCTTCTAAAAAAACAACAAAGATTGCTGTCTTGGAATTTCCGAACGGAGGATTTGATGCAGATGAAATGGATAGAGCAATCAAACGATATGCCGGAATAGTTAAACAAAAGCCTGAAAATTTTATTGAATTTGAAAGGGTTATTTGTACCCAGAATGGTAAAGTCGTGTATGATAGACCATATAAAACGGTACGGGAGGCTCCGGTTTCCCGGTCTACCCCCCGCACTGCAAATATAGAGGATATAACTAGAATGACCAAGAAGCTCGCTGCAGAAATCAATCTTGACACATCAAATCTAAGCGTTTTGAAAAGTAGGGCTGCCAAAAAGCCAATAGACCCTGCTCAGGAACGTCATAAATATGATGCACAGATTGAGGAGCTCAGGAAGAATGCAGAGCGCTATCACCTGAATATGGACAAGATCATGGAGGCGTATGTCGCAATGGACCTGAAGAAGATTGAGGCGGCCATCCGGGAGCAGCAGAAGATATTCGAGGCAGGATATGCGAAGAAGGGCAAGATATACGAGGCTGCAGACAAGAGACATGCGTCACGCACTCCGGAGAAGGAGAAGACTCTCAAGGACTTTATGGCGCAGCATAAGGAAAAGACCCTAAAGTCATACAGGCAAGCGGATGACGCAATAGCAGAGGCGAAGGGTATCAAGGAGGCTGATGTGTCTGTCCTCAGGAACCTTAGAACAGGAAAGTCAGGTACCATAAATACCAAGGCTGGCAAGACCGTGACAGCATCGCTCGAGAAGATGCATAAGGAATCGATGAAGCTTCAACAGATAGCCAAGGAGTTCAAGGCGCTTAAAGATGAAGCAACTGCTCTCATTGACGCATACAAGGACTCGCTGACTATAGACAATGCTGCATTCCTGAAGGTGGACAGCATCAAGGGAATGAAGGAGTTCATAAACAGGATAAAGGAGGATGCAAAGAACATATCCAAACTCAATACTGTCCTGGATAACTGCGAAAAATACAAGATAGTCAAACTGGATGTCAACAGGCTTCCAAAGGCACTGTCTTCTGAGGAGATTGTCGACAGACTTGCAGGTGGAGACCTTACATCCGGCTCATGTTCTTCATTGGCTTTTGCCTATGCAGGTAACAGGGCAGGTCTGGATGTCCTTGACTTCAGAGGTGGAGGCAGCTGTTCCTTCTTCAGCAGAACAACAAATATAATAGATGTCACCAAGGCTGTGGGTGGCGTAGTTGCAAGGCACACGAATGACTTCAAGAAGGCAAAGGATCTTCTGGATACTGTCGTGGATGGCAAGGAGTATTATTTCACATGTGGCGCACATGCTGCAATTGTGCGAATGGCAAAGGGCGGCGGATATGAATATCTGGAAATGCAGAGCCGCTACAAGGAGAGAAACGGATGGCACCCGCTTGATGACGGAGTACTGAAATCTCGCTTCGGAGCTAAGAAGAAACACTCATCATACGGATATGTCATGGAGACTCGCGATGTCATCATAGAGGTCTCTCTCCTCGCCAAGGACTCAAAGTTCAAGGATATGCTATCCTATATAAACACAAGAAGCGCTGAGCAGAAAAAGGGAGCTGCAGGCAATATAAAGTAGACTATTTCTTAGGTTCTGAGAAGTACTCTGCCCAGAAAGGATTCTCCTTGTTGAAGATTTCCACTTCCGATTCTGTCATATTGTGCGGATAGTCCCTGAAGAGGTTGTATATCTTCTTCTTGTCGAAAGAGAAGAGATGCTCGCCTTTTGAATCAGGATTGTCAACCCAATAGATGGAGTCGGTTCTTTCATTCTTGTAGAATTCGTAGTATGCCATATTGTTCTATGTTTTTGATTGTCATCATTCCTTTATGGTCAGAGTCCATTCGTACCCCAGAGCGTCGGCAATTGCGGACAGATGATCCGCGCCGGCGTTCCATTTCCCAATCTCGATTTTGGAGATCGTCTGCCTGGTGACTCCCACCATGACGGCGACCTCTTCACAGGACAACCCCTTGGATTCCCTGATTGCACGAAGAGCCGCACCCATTCGAGCACGACCCCTGGCTGTTTTGTCAATTGCCATTCAGTATATCGTTTAGCTTTTGTCTGTGTAAAGATACAAGACTTTATCTATGTGGCAAAATAAAACGACAAAAAATGGATATATGTAGTGCAATATCGCTACATAATGGCAAGCTAAAATTGCAATATCGAGTGAAAAACGAGTGATTTATAGCTGATTATTTTTTTTTGAACACGCGCGAATAATGTTATATTTGCGGAGAGATTTACTAACAACACACTAAAACAAGAAACAATGCTTACAGTAGAACAGATTCTAGCATTACTGGGAAAGAAATTCCCTGGCATGCGTAAGGATGCACTCCAGAACATGGCGAGCGTGATAGCTTTACAGGTCGAGGACGAGGCGGCTGCACAGACAATCATAGATCATATGACCGCTGATAACGTGCAGAAGTTTGTGCAGACCTATCGAAGCAACATTGACCGAGAGATTCAGCAGAGCAACCAGACTGTAGAGCAGAATCTTCGCAACAAGTACAACTTTGTTGAGAAGCAGGCTCAGCAGCAACAGCAGCAGCAACAGCAGCAACAGGACGGAGCTCTTACATTCGAGCAGCTTAAGACTCTCTTTGCAGAGCAGCTTGCACCTCTAACGCAGCGTATGGACGCATATGACCTGCAGAGAGTAGGCGCAGCGCGCAGAGAGACCTATCTTGGCAAGCTGAAGGCGGCAAAGCTGTCTGAGGCCATGATAGACATGATGTCGGCCCAGTTCGACAGAATGAGCTTCAAGGATGACGCTGAATTCAACTCATTCTTGGAGTCTTCCCAGCCTACAATCGACAAGCTCTCCCAGCAGGTGGCCAACGAGACACTCCGAAATGACCGTACCCCGGGCTTCAACACAGTGAACCAGGACGGGGTCAGCAAGGCGGTGTCAGACTATCTTGCGCAGGGGACATCGAACCCGTTGGGCGGAAAGGCGGTGTAACATGTCAAACCAAAAAAAACTGATTAGAAATGTTTTCAATCAAGACTAGAGGCGAGGAACGTCATGTTCACGCCCTTATCCAGAACATAGCAGACATCCCTGGCGGAGTTACCATCAAGGAGTCAGAGCTCGTAGCCGGCGGCATTCTCCAGGAGGGAGCTGTCATCGGCAAGGATGCTGCAGGTATCGCACACGTCATCAAGGGTGCTGCGGTATATGAGTCTGCAAACGCAAATGCGACAAGCATCAAGATCAAGAAGGGCAGCCATCTCAAGGCAGGAGATTTCATCACAGACGGCAGCAAGGCTGTGGCTATCGCCAGCGTTGACACAAGCTCAAGCGCCCTCTTTGACACAGTCACAGTGACACTCAACGGCGAAACAGGTCTCGGAGCCCTCACTACAGCAATCGTGCTTGCTCAGGCAAAGGCTGCCGCAGAATCAGATGCTGAGCTCTCATACGAGCCATTGGCAATGGTTGCAGAGGCATACGAGGTGAAGGCCGGAGAGAATCTCTGGGTGCCAGCTGTCGTGATCGCAACATTCAAGAAGAGTCTTATTCCACCTGTAAGCGACGCAGTTCTTGCAAAGCTCAAGGGTATTGTTTTACTTTAATCTTTTGAGAAGCAATGATACAGTCACTTATGGTAGGCCTCAATGAGAAGAACATGCAGGCCGTAGTCAACAAGCTCAACCTCAATGACTACTACTTCCCAACTATCTTCCCTCTCAAGCAGACAAAGTTCTTGACATGGAAGACCCTTAACACAAAGATCGGCCTCCACATCGCTGCAGACCTTATCGCCCGCGGCGCACGTCTCAGCCAGAAGGCACGTAACGTAGTGAAGCGAATCGAGGGAGACATCCCAAAGATCGGTATCGAGCGCAAGATGAACGAGGAGGAGATGACTGAATACCAGCAGCTCCTTGCACTCGCGTCAACAGACGCTGACCAGATCGCCCTCGTTGAAGCGTGGGCAAATGACATCGACTTCTGCTGGACAGGTCTCGCAAGCCGTGTCGAGTGGATGGCACTCACACAGATGTCACACGCAGGCAAGCTCCGCGTATCTTCAGAGAACAACGCACATGTGGTCTCACAGCACGATGCAGACTACCAGATTCCTGCAGTCAACAAGCGCGGCGCTACAGTTGCATGGAGCAATCCATCTACAGCAAAGCCATTCTCTGTTGACCTCAAGAACCTTGTCAAGGAGTCTCGCAAGAGCCAGTACGGAGGCATCCGCCTCAAGCATGTATGGCTCAACACCAAGACATTCAACGACCTTGTGGAGACAGAGGAGTGCCAGAAGCTCTGCGCATCCTACGTAGCCAACGCCCTCAATCTCCAGACCGTTCCAGGTCTCGCTGAGGTCAACGCTCTCGCTGCCAAGCTTCCATATCTCTACGGCTTGACATTCCATGTCATCGACCAGGATATCACTGTAGAGTTCGAGGACGGCTCTCAGAGCTCAGGCAACCCATTCGCAGACAACGTCCTCTGCCTTACAGAGAACGCAGTGCTCGGCAACACATGGTGGTTGACACCGGTCGGCATGAGCATCAAGGGCTCTGCAGCCATCAAGGTAATGCGTGAGTTCGGTATGCTCAAGAAGTTCGCTAACGAGGATCCTGAGGAGGAGGTTACACAGGGCATCGCAAACGCATTCCCAGGATGGGCAGGTGCTGAGCGTGCATTCTTCCTCGACACCAAGAACAGCTCTTGGCTTGAGGGCGCCTAACCTATAAATGTGAATCGGTATGACCTATAAGGAGTGGATGAGCGCCATGTGCGCCAAGTTCGGGATGAGCAGCAGCGATATCGACCTGATTATTGTAAACCAGAACATTGATGCGGATGCCGATGTGGAGGTGAAGAAGGCCAAGGCTGCCCTGTGCAAGGAGTTCGCGCTTCTGCTGCCGCTCGCCAATGTGACAGAGGGAGGTTATTCCATCACGTGGAATATGGACGCCATCAAGATATGGTACAGGCAGACATCTGCAGAACTCGGCATGTCAGACGCCACCGCTCCTAGAGTCCGTAACAGATCAGGCGTATGGTAGGAATGCTCGAACAGTATCCGCACTATCTCTACATAGAGACATCTTCTGACCCTACAGTCGACGGGAACGGGGACATGGTACCTGGTGAATCCAGCTGGAAGTATGCCGGAAGATGCAGGGAGGAGACCAACGGGATGGGTGAGAGTATCGTAACCTCAGACTCGAAGAGATATGTCTTCTCCAGCCTCGTCCAGATGCCTGCCGGCGCTGAGAAGATTGAGGAGGGAGCCAAGGCTATGGTGTCTGACAATTATATCGGCGACGGCGATGCGGAAGGCAATGTCAGAATCATCGGCATTTGCGCCAAGTTTGACAGGGGCCGTCTTCACTGCAGGATGTGGATATGAATCCGGAGGCAGCGGTCCGCATGATACTTGAAATGGCGGCGGAGATAATAGGCGAGGAGATACTCCAGTCCCTTGCCAGGCTCGGAGAGGAGAGTGTCACAAGAATCCGAAGACGAAGCATGGAGGAGAGCTGGATAGACCATACAGGCAATCTGAGGTCCTCCATAGGATATGCGGTCTTTGACTACGGTCTCAAGGTGATAGGGTCGTCCTTCGAGTCGGTCGCAGGACCGGAAGGCAGCGGAAGGGAGGGCTCGTTGGCTGGAGAGGAGTATATCCGCTCCCTTGCATCAAGGTTCTCTGACACCTACGCACTTGTAGTGGTGGCTGGCATGGAGTATGCGGAATATGTTGAAGCCGTCAAGGGCAAGGATGTCCTGGCAAGCACTGAGGTATGGGCAAAGAGCAGGATAAACCGCTATCTTGAGGATGCCAAGGCGCGAGCAGAGGCCAGAATCAACGAAATCATCAATACTGTATGAAGACAGAAAGCGAAATCAAGGACGACATTCTATCACACATTGAATCGTCTCCTCTGGCGGAAGCGATAACCGGACAGGTTCTGAAGCGCATCAGGCCGAAGAACTCCGTCAAGGAGGACGTGACCATCACCATACTCGGTCCGGTGCCCATGACCCAGCAGCAGGATGTCCCTGTCAACGTGAACATCTACGTGGCAGAGCGCCTGCAGAACGGCCAGTATGCAGCGGACGAGCCCAGGGAGAGAATCCTTCAGAAGCTTGCAGAGCAGTGCCTTAAGACCGGCGGCATCGGCAAGGACTACAGATTCACATTAGTATCGCAGCAGACATTCGAGGTCGAGAAGCCGGACGGACATGAACGCTGCATAAACAACAGATTATTATATAACTTTTACAACGAAGAATAGTTATGAAGATTTCATGGGGTAAACCAACAATTTTGGTTGCAGATCTAGACGCATCTGAATTTGCATGGAAGAAGATTCCTACACCTGCAGACGGAACAACTCAGTTGTCAACCACGGCAGGTGACAAGACAGAGGCATTGGTTGAAGGCGGAGCTGTCGAGGATGTAAAGTATGCAAAGAGCAAGTATGCTCTCCAGTACAATGTACGTGCTACCAAGGGCCGCAAGAAGCCTATCCAGGACAAGGACGGCGTGGTTACACACAACTATGCAGTAATCCTCCAGCCGGAGGATGCAGGATGTTCAGGCATCCTTATCCAGCTCTCTACAGTATCTGTTGAGAACACATTCACTGCCGCTGACGGCAAGGCATGGCTCTTCAAGCACGATGCCCTGCAGCTGGAGGATGAGTCAAACCAGGTCAAGGACGGTGTCGTAGGAATCACCTACGGCTCTGACGGCGCCATCACAAAGGTGACATTCAAGCCGGACGAGGACACCAAGACCTACAACCTCACCGCTACCGAGAAGCTCACTACAGAGGAGAGCTAAGTTAGCAGACCGTTAATGATTACGGGCGTTGGCCATGTACGGTCAGCGCCCTTTTTTATACTTTGACTTATGGAAAAACTTTCAGAAGATATTGAACAGGAGCTGTTTGGCGCCATCCTTCAGACATGGCAGGTCTTCACTGCAGGAGAGAGCTCTTTCAGGCTGTATCCTGTCACACTGGGCAAGGAGATGCTTGTAAGGCCTCTGCTCAGGGACATTAATATCCCTGCAGAGGATATGGAGCATCTGGCGCTCAGGGCTGTGGAGAGCAGGAAGGACATAGTCCTGAGGATTATAGCGATCGCTACCCTTGACGGGCGGGAAGACCTGCTTGATGAGGCAAGGATATCAGAACGTATCATAGAGCTGTCCTCTGTCACTGACGATGCCGATATCGCTTCCCTTCTTGTCATATTCCTCAGGGAGATGAACAAGACGTCGAGACTGATGGAGATGACCGGCATAGAGAAGGACCGGAAGCGCATGGCGGCGGTACAGGAGGTGAAGAAGGCCGGTCGTGGCACGGTGGTGTTCGGAGGCGTATCCATATACGGAAGGCTTCTTGACGTGGCATGCGAGAGATACGGGTGGACGCTAGACTATGTCCTGTGGGGAATCAGCGCGACCAACCTGCAGCTGATGCTTGCGGACCATGTGACATCCATATTCCTTAGCAATGAGGAGCTCAAGCAGATAGGCTCAGATGAAGAGGAGGTCATTAACGGTGATGATCCTGGCAATAACGGAAGATTACATGAACTACTAAAAGGATAGTATATGGCAATAGATTTTTCAATAAACGGAAACAACAGGGGCTTCAAGAAGGCTGCGGACGATACCATCCGCTCCATGAGGGAGATGACCAGCGAGGCCGCTAATACGCAGGGCCAGGTTTCCGGAATGTTCAAGGACATGGCCAGGCAGGCCGCAGCCTTCGCAGGTCTGAGCCTTGGAGCCGCCGGGCTCAAGTCATTCGCGTCAAGCATTGTGGACGTCCGCAAGGAGATGCAGAGCCTCAATACATCATTCAAGGTGCTTCTCGGCAATGAGGATGCGGCAAGCCGCATGTTCACTGACCTGAAGCAGTTTGCGTCCACTACACCGCTCATGCTGAAGGACCTTGCATCTGGAGCACAGACAATGCTAGGGTTCAATATCGAGGCTGAGAAGGTGGTGCCTACACTCAAGGCTATCGGAGACATATCGATGGGAGACTCACAGCGGTTCCAGTCGCTTACGCTGGCATTCTCACAGATGAGCGCTACCGGCAAGCTCATGGGACAGGACCTCCTCCAGATGATCAATGCAGGCTTCAACCCTCTTACAGAGATAAGCAGGAAGACCGGCAAGAGCATTGCGCAGCTCAAGGATGAGATGAGCCAGGGAGCCATCAGCGCACAGATGGTGGCTGACGCCTTCATGAGCGCCACATCAGAGGGCGGCAAGTTCTACGGCATGCTTGAGAAGCAGGGCAAGACCATAGCCGGACAGATCAACCAGCTGAGCGGAGCCCTGGACGACATATTCAACGCGCTCGGAGAGCAGAGCGAGAGCGTGATATCAGGGGCAATAGGCGGAGTCACTACGCTGGTCCAGAACTACGATAAGGTGGGCAAGGTGCTTGCAACACTGATTGCCACGTATGGTACCTACAAGGCGGCGGCTTTCACAGTTGCGGCTATTGAGATGTCCAACGCCGTAGGCATAGGCATTACTACAAAGGCCATGTGGGAGAGCGTGCTGGCCACCAAGGCCGGAACAATCGCGCAGAAGGCATTCAATGCAGCCGTAAAGGCCAATCCTTATGTCATGCTTGCATCTGCACTTGTTACGGTAGTGGGTCTCATGTGGTCGTTCTCTTCAAGCAGCAAGCAGGCGGCCATCGCGCACAGCAATCTCAACAGGGAGATGGATGAGTTCTCAGACAAGCAGAAGAAGGAGGCCGAGGAGGTGAAGGAGCTGCTTGCGGCCATCCAGGACAAGTCGGCGACAGATGCCCAGCGAATCCTTGCATACCAGCAGCTGGAGACAAGATGTTCAGCACTTACGCAGAAGTACTCTCTGGAGCAGCTCGCTGTCATGGATCTTACGTCCGCCTACAAGGAACTCAACCAAGTTCAGGAAAGTGACCGCATGAAGACGCTTGTTGAAGATACTAACAGGAAGGTGCGTGTCTACAATGATCTTGCAAGAGTAAAGAACGGCAAGCAGAAGGTAGGAAGCGCTGAGACGCAGAGGTTCCTACAGGAGAACGGACTGGCCGGAATGGAGTTTGACGAGGTCCTGAAGATACTTAAGGCGCAGATATCCAACCAGCGTAAGCAGTATCAGGAATACTCAGACGCCTCAGGAAAGGTGCAGACCGCCACCACATACCAGGAGGATGCCAGAAGGGCGCTGTCAGACTGGAAGAAGGCCAAGGGCGATTATGACAAGCTGGTACAGAGCCAGACTGCGACATCCAAGGAGGTGGCAGAGGCAAGGTCCAGGATGGAGGCTGCAGACAAGAAGTATGAGGAACTGACCGGAAAGAAGGCATCTGACTCAGGCAAGGATGGCGGCAAGAGGGGGAAGAACAGCCAGGATATCATTGACCTGGAGGCTGAACAGTCAAAGGAGCGCACCAGAAGAGCTAGAGAAAGCGAGCTGGAGATTGCGGAGGCCAGGATATCTGGAATGAAGGAGGGCCTGGCTAAGACCATCGCCCAGATTGAGCTTGACTACCGCAAGGAGCAGGATGCCATCATTGATGCAGAGGAGGAGCTCCTCGCCAGAAGGGAGGAGGAGGCAAGAAAGCTATGGGAGCTTACCCATAAGGACGAGATTGACAAGGGCTCTACCTGGACATCCAGCGGTGCCCAGGCGGCCTTCATGGCGACCAACACCCTGACAGACGAGGACCGCACACGCAGCATGGAGAAGGATGCCGCTGCCACCAACAGATACGAGATGCGAATGAAGGAGCAGTATCGCCGGCTCTTGGGCGAGCACCAGTCATACTATGACCAGCGCATCTCCATAGAGGAGAAGTACCAGGAGGAGAAGGCAGCACTGGATATGCTGGAGTCGAAGGCTTCTGACGAAGGGCAGAGGAAGCAGATAGAGAGGACCCGCCAGCAGCTTGAGGCTGACACCGCCAAGGAGCGCATGAGGATTGCCATGGAGGAGCTGCAGGCGGACCCTGCGTTCATTGAGGCGTTCGAGGACCTGAACAACGTATCCACACAGACCCTTGACAACCTGTATGCAAGGCTTGAGGAGCTTAAGCCTGCTCTCGCCAACCTCCCTGCAGACCGCCTAAAGGTCATCACGGACCTCATGGCAAAGATAAGCAAGACCAAGCTCGACAGGTCTACTGCCACATTCAAGAGCCTTAAGAAGGCTGTAGAGGAACTCCACGATGCAGAGATGTCCGGTAATGAGGACGATATCGCCAAGAAGCAGAAGAAGGTCAATGATCTCTGGGCAAAGGCTAAGGCCGAGATAGAAGGTCTCGCGGACGCAATAGCCTCACTGGGGCAGGAGATTGGCGGAGAGGCGCAGCAGTACATGGAGCTTGCGTCCGGCACAGTGACATTCATCACACAGTCAATAGACGGTGTGAAGGCGATGGCCAGAACCGGTGCGGAGGCTCTGTCCACCATCGAGAAGGCGTCTGTCATCCTAGCCATCATCCAGGCCGCCATCCAGGTGTTCAGGAAGCTGAATGAGATCATGAACAAGTTCGGCGATGCATCAGAGTATGACAAGCTGGTAAAGAAGCAGAATGAGATCAACAGGCTAACAGACGCGGTAAACCAGTATACAATGGCGCTTCTGAAGGCCAAGCAGGAGGAGACATCCTGGTTCGGGGACTCATCGCTGAAAAACCTGGCAAATCTGCAGGAGCAGAGCCTGATGGCCTATGACAGCTACTATGAGAAGCTGTATCAGCAGCAGGTCAAGTACCGTGACAAGTCAAGAAATGACAACAACTGGACAATGTTCATCGATCCGACGCTTGGAACGGCCAGAGGCATCCAGACGCTTGCCGGAAGCTATGACGCCCAATATGTGAAAGCCATGGACAATCTCCGCATAGAGACCCAGAAACGGAAGAAGTCCGTCATTGGCATAGGCGGACGCAACCAGCAGACAGCAGACCTGCGAGAATGGGCCCGACAGAACTTCAACGGCGCTGAGCTCTTTGATGCGGACAACTTCATCAATGTCGAGCTCGCCCAGAGCATCATAGACTCATATGGAGACAAGCTGCAGGGAGACACGAAGGCGACGCTCGAGCAGCTGATAAGCCTGAAGGAGCAGTATGACGAATACGAGCAGAGCCTGAAGGAATATGTCAACGAGATGTATGAACCTCTTGTGGACAACATGACTGACGCCATATGGGCGTGGTACGACAGCGGCAAGGATGCTCTGGCCGCCTTCCGAGAGGACGCGTCCGAGACATTCAGAGCTATTGTCAACGACCTGATGAAGCAGATTGTGCTGTCCAACATTGTAGGCTCCTTCCAGGACGACATCAAGGAGCTATACGACAAGTTCAATGACGGCGATATCGACTCCAGCACGCTTATCAGGCAGGTGTCTATGCGCACAAGTGACATGGTGGACGCGTATGAGAAGAGCGTCCCTGTCCTCGAGGCCATGGTGACCACAATGAGCGACACAATCGAGGATACCCTCGGAATTGACATGAGGAGCGCAGGGACATCGTCCTCTTCAAGCGGCACGTTCAGCGGCATGTCTCAGGATACAGGTGACGAGATGAACGGAAGGCTGACAGTCATTCAGATGCAGGGCGAGACAATGATAGGACAGGGGCTCCAGCTCATAGGGATATGCACCCAGTCGAACGCATACCTGAGCAGCATCCTCGACCTTGACGCGTACCGCAATTCCTATCTTCTTGACATCTATGAGAGAATTGGAACTCTCCAGACGCAGTTCTACACACAGCTGGAGGCTATCAACACAAACACTAAAAACATTTGATTATGAGCAAAACCGGCAAGCTTACCATCAACGGCAAGGACGCATGGTCCACATGGGGAATGTCAATGGACTCGAAGGGGCTTTCCGCCCTGATGACTCCCGCAGGCATGAAGGACAATGTCAAGAACTCTTCCAGAAACCTCAATGGAGAGCATGTGATCAGGGGAAACGCGAAGAGGAAGGCCAGGAACGTGTCCCTTATCGTGCAGTTCTCCGCAAAGAGCCAGACTGAATTCCTGACCAGATACATGTCCTTCTGCCAGGAGCTGGAGACAGGGTTCCTGAACATATCGACATCCTTCCAGCCGGGCGTGGTCTACAGGATGGAATACAGGGACTGCATGCAGTTCATGGAGTACGGGGGGCTGGGACTGGCCAAGTTCACGCTCAAGCTAGTGGAGAATGACCCTTCAGACAGGTCGACGCAGGCTCTATGACAAGGGTTACATATTGAAAAGCAGTACAAAAAGAGGTGCTGACAAAATTGCTATTGCTCAAAGTTTTTTGTAACTTTGAGCAATAATAATTCATGGCATGATCGAAGTAAAGGACAATAACGGCAGCACAAGATTCTACCTCCTTAACGAGTGGAATCAGAATCAGTTGAAATATAAGCTAGTATCTGAAGGGATATCGGCTCGGGACATTGTGTTTACAATGCTGGAGAACGGTTCTGTGCGTCATGTCGAGTTGATGTCTAGCGACTATGTAAAACTCAAGTTCTCCCTTTATGAGCCTATTATGCTCAAGAGAGGTTTTAGGGTTGAGGTAGACGGAAGAATGTACTATCTTTGTAATGCCTACTATCCTTCCTACAACCAATCCAATGGAGGCTTTGACTACGACGTACAATTCGATGCATGGTACTACTCCTGGAACCGATACCTTCTAAAACTCAATCCGAAGATTTCCGCCAACGAGACGACATTTGACTATACTTGCCGCTTGGGAGACCATTGCAAACTCATCTATGATGCGGTGAGAGAATACCACGATAGTGATAGTTCTATCGTATTTCCAACAATGACCTTCAAGGTCCATCTTGAGAGTGGTGAGATTAGAGAGTATGGCTATGATACTACGAGTGGAGCGGAGGTCTGGTCGGTCATCTCAAGCACAAACGAGACGATAGATGGCACAAACAAGTATGTCAAGGATGAGGCGAAGGTTATATCATATCAAGGTGTCCATGTCACCGATGCTCTGACAACCATTGCCGAGACCTTTGACTGCGAGTGGTGGCTGGAGGAGAATGCCAATAATGTGGTCTTCCATTTCGGTAGATGTGAGCATAGTGATGCTCTCTCATGGGCGTTGGGCGACCAAATGGCGAATATGACGCGCAACGACAGCTCCGACGAGTATGCAACACGCATCTATGCCTATGGCGCAACAACCAATATTCCTGCCCGCTATCGCAAGAAACTCATCTTTACGGCGACTCACACCAATACCTTTACCATCTCAAGGACATCTTACGCCACAACCGCATCGGCTACGGCATCAATGGCGGAGAACGGCAAGGGAATGCAAGAACCCGTCTATATGGGTCATAGTGAGGTTAGTATAGGCAAAGTCACATTGCCTTACAACGGCAACAATGTGATATATGGTAATATCCCCTATACAGCAAAGTTCAACAAGACGGGTTCTCTTGGTAGTGGTGGTGCTATGGGTACATCATATGCGCTCATCAAGGGCACTCAATATGAATTGTCATTCCAAACAAGTGGTGTGACAAATGAGCAAACAACAAACTTGATATTCAATGCCACCATCAATGGTACACAAGGCGAGGAGGTTGAAATAAAGTTGTCAAGTAGGGCGATTGTATTCAACGACAATGTTGCGACCGCTGATGTAACGTATGGCATTGGTAGTATTACCATAAAGGGAGATTCTACTACATATGCTCGTCTAAGGGATAACACTCGCAAGATGTTGCCTTCATACTTTCTCAACTCCTGTAGGCAAAGTGATAGTGTCGCACATCTTGTTAAGACATCTTCAGATGATTCATCCATTTCAAGCGAGGGAAAGTCGGGTGCATCAATCTTTAAGTTTAGTTCTTACAAGAGAGGCAAGTACACATTCTCATATGCACTCCCTTTCAATTGCTCTTGTGGAGATAGTGGCGAGGTTGAGATTACGATGACCGCATACACAATGAAGGGTGCGGTATCATCTTCACTTCACACATTAGGACTTTTCCAAATGGTCTATTCCTATGGACAATGGAGTTGCAAGACCGACGGAAAACTTGTGGACTACAACACCTCTACGAAGAGCGGAAACATTAAGGATGAGATGTCTATTGACTTGGATGCCGATGGTGAACTCTATGTTAAGGTTGCGTGGTCAAAGAAGGGTGATACCCTTACTCCAAGCCTCAATAGCATAGTCATTGATGTAACACCTTTGAACGCATCTTGTTCAACTACACTTACCCCTATAATAGATGGGGTAGAGGGAACGCCTATTGAGTGTACCGCCAACATCGGCAAGGCGAACGACTCGGACGATGAGGCACAATGGTTGTATTTTCCGATATCAGAACAGGCGACATTGGCATCTCTGATCGGACATCAATACAAGTTGACAAATGTAAAGGAGTTCAAGACTCCGGCATCATTCTTTACGAATGACTATGATAGTGACGATACCATTAGCGGTTATCAAAGGCGATTGATGTTGCCTATCACATATGGCGAGGGTTATGAGAACATACTGGGCGAGGGCAAGAACTATGTCCAATACAACGATTTGGCATCAAGCGAGGTTGTTGAAGCGGAGGTGGTGTTCGATGACATCTACCCAAGCAAGAAGGTGAACATAGTTAGAGTGGACTCCTTTGAGAAGAGCGAAGATGAGACCGATGACAACGGCTTGACCTATTCGGTAAAGAAGACTTGGTTCAGGTTCTATCTGAAGAAGGAGGACTTCAACTTTGACAACGAATACATCTCATCACAAGCAACACTATCTTGTTTCTTTGCAAGTGGTCTACTCGCTGGCATGACCTTTGAACTTGCCTTTGAGGGAGATTCAAGCATTCAAGTCGATGGGAAGGCTACACAAACATATGTTATCCAAAAGACAAAGATTGGAAACATAGATATGCCTAACAATACTCTTTGTCCACAAGTAGGCAATGAGATTGCGATGATAAACTATGACCCAACGGCATTGATAGATACGGGTTTGATTGCCGATGCCGAGAAGAGACTTCTCAAGGAGGCTATCACCTATCTTGATAAGGTACGCAAGGATTGCGGAACGTATTCGGCCACCATGAACTCCCAATATATCTATGGTTTGTCATCGTTGCCATCGGTAGGAACAAGGGTTAGTCTTACTCATAGTGGTTTCTTCAGTGAGGCGAGAGTAACAAGAGTCCTTGGCTTTGAGCATAAGCTGGATATCGCATATGATGCTCCTACATACACATTGGGAGAGTCAAGTGCATATTCAAGAATAGGTAGTCTTGAAAAGCAATTAAAGGAGGCAAGTCATGCAAACTCTTCTACGAGTATAACATACATCACAAACAATGGTTCATCGACAAGTGGCGGCTCAAGCGGTGGAGGTTCGGGAAGTGGCTCATCGGTAGACCTTTCGGACATTGAGGATAGGCTCTCTAAACTTGAGAAGGGCGGTGGTGACAAGAATTTCATCTTTGAGCAAGCAACCGCATCCGTCAAGTGGACTATTGAGCATTCATTGGGCAAGTATCCATCGGTTACTATTCTCGACGCAAGTGGCGAAGAGGTGGTTGCGGATGTCAAGCATACCGACGAGAATACTTTGGAGATAAATTTTGTAGAAGCATTAAGCGGTAAAGCAATTCTAAATTGATATGAAATACTACGGCAAGATAGAGAATAGATTAGACCTTGTAACAAAGGAGTATGTGGACAAGAAACATATCTTGGACTCAAGAACCTACACGGGTGTCTATTTTGACAACACGAGTTATCCTTATTGGCTAATGATGCGTTTCATACCAAACGATAATGTTGGTATGTGGCATTTTTGCTATAAGTTCAAGTGCTATACCGCAACCGAAGCATCTTCTATTCGTGGCGAATATTACGTAGAGTTCTATGGCTATAATCGTGCTATTTCGGGATATAAGATTTGGAACTCTCGTCGAGACTATCCATTCTACTACCATTCGCTATTTATAGGAAGTTCCGATGCCAATCTCCTAAAGTACGGCATCTTCGCTGGCATCTATTTTGCTAATGCGAACAATGACACAAAGGTTGCATATGCCCGTACTTTTGAAATTGATTTGCTTGAGGTTGAAGGTGGAACATTCTCTTGGTTGAGTGATGCTACTCGCTACAATGTTGCGATAACAATGCCCGTTAATGGCGTTGATACAAGCGTAACGATAAGTTCTATTGCGAGTGCATCAAACTACAATGCGACGAGCAATGGACTCCAAGAGACGGGAGATAGCGATACCACATCGCAAAACTTTAATGCTACTATACGACCAAAGGTTGCTAAAGACCATAGATTAAGTCGATATGGACTTTGCGCGTTTACGCCCGACAACAAATTGGTGCAAATTGGCGTATATACCAAAGGAACTACAAAGTATAGCATAGGCATTGCGACAAAGGAAGAAGGATATCAATCTTATGCAACGGTAGGATTGGATTGGTCAAAGGGACTTTTCTATAACTCATCAACTACGGAGTTTGCTTCGGAGGCTATCTATACGGGCGGTCTCTACTACAACATAGCAGGCTTTGACATCCGATATACCGATAACTGCGTCGCTTCATCGGGAGCGACCACTCTTGGTCTAAATCCTAATCTTGCAACATATCTTCGTGGCACTATTGGTGATGACGGAATGTTCTATCTCGCACCAATGGATGTCTTGTATAACGAGAAGGTATATACGAGGGTTTGGACGCAAGATATTCCTACAACCGACGATGGCTATGTATATTGGCTTATTGGTATGCCTTACTACAACTCATCGTATGCCAATGGCGATTATCAACAAAACTTGCATATTGAGAATCCTCTCTATTTCTACAAGGAGGGTCAATTCCAATCTTACAATGAATACAAGACTATCTTTGTCAAGAATAGTGATGGACTTATTGAGCAGTCAATCTCGTTTGCAAAGATGCTTCTGAGTTCGGCAGGAAAGAGCATAACCGACTTCTGGAGAAGCACTGATGAGAATGAGCCTGTTGACGGAGACAAGACACTGACGTCATTCTCATATCTGAAGAAGGCCCTTGCCGCACTCGACAAGAAGTACCTTTCAAAGATTGAGGATGACATATCAAAAGGAATAATCACTTTCCTCAAGGGTATTAAGATTGGCACATTCAAGAGTGGCATCTATGACGGCAGCGGCGCCCAGATTGACGGTAACGGCGATGCTGAGATGAAGAGCCTTACGCTCCGCGAGTCGCTGACAGTGCCGGAGCTGCGCTTCAACAGGGCGTCGCTGGTCATCGGCACAGACATACAGTCTCCATGCGGCGGTGTAATCAAGAGTGTGACACCGGATGAGAGCGGTCTCGGCGGTGTCATTGAACTTGAACTGGGAGATGACCAGATGTTCGGCTCAGTTCAGGTCGGCGCCCTCTGCTGGGGATATTTCCATGATGCGGTAAACATCGTGAACAACCATTCGGGAGAGAGCAGCGACGACCACAGGGGTAACATCCTGTACAAGGGCTTCGCCACCGTCTACTTCAGCATTGACAGCATCTACGACACACCTGCCAACTCATCCCGATTCCACTATACCCTGCGCACGGAGGCTCAGGGCGGCAACGGCATACATCCGTATCCTGGCATGACGTTCGGCGGCAGAGGCAACAGCGTCAACCCTGACCTGAGGGGCTTCACCATCACCACCCCGGACTACACGGCAACATACCAGATGGTGTCGAGCTGGAGCTGGGACAGCGACGAGCAGGGCATAGCGGCCTATCTGGTGGAGGTCAGGGGACGCCTTGACGGCTTCGAGGCGCTTGCCGGCCTTGAGCATTGGCCGTCGTCACCATACTACGGCACATTCGGTACCAACTACTGGATGAGAGGGATACTCCACCAGGTAGGGGAAGGCGACAGGAAGTTCCTCTACATCACACAGAGCAGGAACGGAGTGCTGCTCAGCGGTGATACCGAGACTGTGACCGTCATAGTGAGGGACAACTACTTCCAGAACATCACGGCCGACTACACCATTGACCTTAACGGCACGGTCATTCCCCACACGACGACAGTGGAGGGTGATGCCGTAGTGGCAACCTACTCTGCGGGGGACATCACAGGGCAGCAGATGACCGTGACCGTTACGGCCGTCAGCGGCGGTGATACTCTACAGCAGAACATCTACCTTACAAGGCTTACCGAGGAGCGCCATATCGAGTGCTTCAAGAAGGCTGTGTCGGACTCGCAGGAGGAGTATGACTTCACCTTTGACGACAACGCATCCATCGCGATGGACGATGACATATCAATCGGCTCAATAGGGGAGGGCGCCGTAATCTATGCCCTCCGCTACTCTGGCAGCACCAGGGTGCAGACGGGCTACATGTCCTATCGTGTCAACGGCGGCGCGATACAGGACTATACTGAAGGCACCGGCCTTACCGTGGAGCCTTCAGATGACTCGATAGAGTTCCTCTGGTATGACGACGCTGCGAGGGAGCGTCTTGCTGCCGCGCTTCGAATACCTGTGGTCCATGACGGCACCTCCGCCGTTGAGTACTACCTCGGCACGACCTGCTCGAGCTTCGTATGGGACGGCCTGACCGGCAGCTACCAGCCCGCCAGGGACACGCAGCTGAAGGTCTACCGCAAGGAGGGCTCCACAATCACCGAGATAAATGACGAGAGCGTGTTTGACGGCTACGGCCTGAGCGCATACCTCTACTATGACAGCGACAGCACCCATATCCCGGTCAAGTGCGGTGACGACATCTATGCAGACAGGGACAAGGGCGGCATAACCGTAGTGCTACAGCTCCACGGAGAAACCGTGGACATCAGGACCATCCCCACCATCACCAGCAACCAGCAGATCCTCCCTGTCGAATGGCAGGAGGTCGCAGATGGCGGCCTGACTGTCTGCAGCGGCAGGGGCGTCGAGCGATATGTCAATGTGGTGAGATACAGCGGCCAGTGGTACAGATGCACCAGGACCTTCACCTACGGGACTGAGCCGTATCCTGCCAATCCGGCCGATGCCGCCACCGGCGCGCTGTATTTCGAGCCTGTATCGTACATGAGGAACGTGGCCACCGACCTCTTCCTGACGAACAGCATGTATGCGCAGGTCCTGGAGGCGGTCAAGGCGAAGATAGATGAGCTGTCCGTCAGGCATCTCGACGGTGCCGACGGCACGTTCAGCGGGACCCTCTCCGCAGCGACGGGAGTCATAGGCGGATGGGTCATAGGAGATGACAACCTAACTCACATCGATAAAGACGCGAGCGAGAATGTACTCAACAAGATTGAGTTAAATAACAAACATATCTATCTTGAAGAGGGCACTGGTCTTAATTATGCAAGACTTGCCACGGAAAGCGGTGTTCCCGTATTGAAGTTGAGAGGACAAACAAGAACGGCACTTGACATTCAATCATACGAACAAGCAACTTGCCTAAAATTGCAATGTAATGTTACGGGAGGTAAAGGTTCGGCAATTGATTCGGTTGGTCCTGTCAACATTAAAATACGCAATACTTCAAGTTTGTATGAGCAATTTAGAGTAGGTAATGGAGATTTGTCCGAGGAGTATCTTGTAGCCAACAAGAACAATGTCAAGGTGAGAGGTCTTTGCATGAACACGAGGACCGTGAGCAATGAGACGTCAGCCGACCTTCTGAAGACCGATGACATGGTGCTGGTGGTCAACAGCTCGAGCGCCGTCACTCTCAACCTCCCGGGCGACGCGCCTGACGGGAAGGTCATCTACGTGAAGGGCTTCTACGAGAAGGGGAACAGGGTGGTCTCGTCCATCTCGAACATCATACCGGCCACAGGAGACGGAGGAAGGCTGAAGTCAGAGATCACGTTCTATGACGACAGCTACATGTTCGTCAAGATAGACTCATACTGGTGCACATATGCATGCAACTAAAAAGGAATGGACATTATGGCAGAAGAGAACAGAAAACACAGGATATGGGACGTGAGCAACGTCGTTGACCCGCAGCTCGAGTACAAGATACCGCTCGGTACTGGCGGCGAGGAGGCTGCGGTGACGACCGTGGAGAGGTTCATCGGCGTATTCGGCATCGACGCGGACAGCCAGAAGCTGTATGCGTATGACGAGTTCCAGAACGTCTCTCCGAAGAGGATGCGCTTCTACTTCGTGGCCAGGAACGAGAACGAGGCCAGGCGCAACAGGATATGGAGGGTATACCTGAAGAACAAGCCTATCTTCGAGTTCGACGACTCCGGAGAGATCACGTCGGTCTTCCCGTATGTCTTCCCTATGATATTCACAACACAAAACAGATAAGCAATGAAGGAGTACAAAGACATTTCCAGCCTGAAGGGCAAGCGCGGCAATGCGGACCAGACCGCATATGTCCAGGAGCAGGAGATACCTGCTTCGGAGCAGCTTACGGCGGAGGAGTTCGTAGAGATGGTCGTCCAGCCCATCATGGACCTCCAGGAGAACATGGAGGAGCTTGACGGCAGAGCTGTCAAGGGCCTGAGGCAGAACAACGTGCTTTTCAGCCCCGGCGAAGACGGCATCATAGAGCTGCCTTCAGCCGACACAACGGTATCTCTGGGCTACAGGGGCGACGCATCAAGTCCGGTCGTGTCCATCGACGGACGCCTCTCGGTCCAGCTTCAGGCGATATCAACGCAGAACAGCCAGCCGACCTACGAGACTGTCGACGTGGAGATCTACACTGCAGAGGCGGGCAGCACCACCTTCACCAGGAAGGGCGGCTTCCAGCTGCAGGCTGTCTCCGCCGGCTCGACGTCATGGACGAAGGTTGACATCTCGGAGTATCTGTCGAACGGTACGCAGCAGGTCCGACTGGTGGGTACCGGAGCGATAACAGGCGTAAAGGGATACCTCCTGCTGAGCTCCGTGACCATATCGACGTTCTCTCTCACGTTCGCCACGGCATGGAACGAGGTGCAGACCGGCTCCATCAGGCTGGCATACTACATCGGAGGCGCCATCAGCAAGTCCCTGTACGTTCGCATAGACGGACTGATGATGATAAACGGCAAGAGCCTCGGCACGGCCGTCTACAACCAGACCCCGTATACCGAGGGCCTTGAGATCACCGACTCGCGAGTATGCACCCACGGCACCCATACCATCGAGGCGTGGATGACGGCCTCCGATGACGAGACAAAGAGGACGGAGACCGTCAGGAACGAGATATTCTTCCAGGCGGACATGGCGGTATCCACCCCGTACATCCTCGTGAACAACCTGATAGAGAAGACGCAGCCGTATGTGTCTGCGAGGGTCTTCGACTACTGCGTGTTCCAGAACGGAGCGACCACCGTCCCGGTCATAGTGAAGGCGACATCGGCCGACGGTGCCACCACCATACTTGAACAGAACCTCGGAAATGTCCCGGTAGGGGCTCTCAGGAGCTATACTAACTCCTTCAACGTGTCGTCGACGGAGGCCACCATACCGGTATATCTCTACTTCTACACGGAGACAGGCGGCGTCAGGACCCTGCTCAGGGACGGCTATTCCCTCATACAGCTTGACAACAGCAGCAACTTCGCGCCCACTGCCATGCAGAGCACGGGCTTCATCCTGAACCCCCAGAACCGCTCCAACAACGAGGCAGACCCAGCCACGGTGATAAACGACAACACGAAGGCCGTGGTCCCGAGCACCTTTGAGAACTTCAACTTCGTCAACGACGGATACATAGACGGCGTGCTGCGCATCCCGGCAGGGCGAAGGGTGCGCATAGGATATGACGCCTTCAGCCAGCTCAGGGCGTCGTCCTCGACATCGAGCATGACCATGGAGCTGGACTTCAAGGTCTCCAACCTCAAGGACTATGACGCCGAGAGCGACACCATCCTGTCGATAGGCGGTGACATGCCGTCGGACGGCAGGATACTCGGACTGAGGATGCTGCCCCTCAAGGCCCATCTTCTGACCCAGAACAGGCGCAGCATCAACGTGCAGGACGTCCAGTGGAAGGAGGACGAGAGGATACACATGACAGTCAACATAGTGCACAACCTAGCCAACAAGGGGCGCAACTACGTGCGCATCTTCGTCAACTCGATAATCAACCGCGAGTTCGAGTACACGAATGACGTGTTCTCAGACGGAGAGGACACCGACATCGTGATAGGCTCTGACAGCGCGGACATAGACATCCACGGCATCCTTGTCTACAAGCAGGCGCTCTCCTCACAGCAGGTGCAGCAGAACCACAAGTCGCTGCTCCCCACTGCGGAGGAGAAGACGACGTACCAGAAGCGCAACGACATACTGGGGGATGACAACACCGTGAACTTCGACAAGGTGCAGCAGTGCGGCTACAACACACTGAGGTTCATCGCCGACAGCACCTCGAAGAACCTCCTGGCCAACTACCTGAACCAGGGCAACAACTGCACCACCGGAACAGTGGAGATGCTTGTCCGCAACGCGGACGGCACTCTCAACTGGAGATACTGCCAGAGGATCACCCACTGCAAGCAGAAGGGCCAGGGGACATCCTCAATGACCTACTGGCTCTGGAACCTCACGTTCACCGCCACCGCATCCTCACAGCGCTATGTGATGAACGCCAGCTACGAATGGGTTCTTGACGAGTCTGTCAGCGGTGAGGACTGCTACTTCGTCTTCCCCAACGGCCTGTCATCTCGCGGCGACATCAGGGGCCTGAAGAACGTGGCCAAGGCCAACTGGGCATCCTCAATGCAGAGCCACAAGATGGGCTGGTGCAACCTCTATACCGACCTGTGGTGGAAGTGCATCGGCAATACGGCCATCAACCAGGTGTCCGGCTATGAGAACTGCCGCAAGTCTGTTACACAGCTTCCGTTCTTCTTCTTTGCGGATGGTGCGGACGGCTGCGTCTTCAGCAACCTGATGACCTTCGGCCCGGGCAAGTACGACAAGCTTTGCTGGGGCACCAAGGCCCCTTCGCAGCACTATATTGTCAACGGCAAGGCCGCCAGCATGTTCACCGCGCTCGAGGGCTCGGCCAACGGACGACCTCTGGCTGAGCGCAAGGTGCCATGGATCACTGACGAGGTGTTCTACTACCTTAACCGCTCCAACGGCAACGACACGAAGAACGAGACCCTCGTCTACAACAACGAGGAGAACTTCGATGTGGACAAGTCGGTCAACAACGTGTATGACAAGGGCCTTGACAGCGAATATGAGATACCCAAGGGCTTCACCCCTGTACCGGGGTCGGCTGTCCTGTGGAAGGAGACCGAGGACACCGAATATGACACGACCGACATCTACAGGTGCGCCGGCGGCAATACCATCAAGTACTTCCGCAGGGCATGCAACAACGACTATCTGCACTGCCACAGGCTCCGCTTCGTGAGCGGCACCGCCGACACCCTCAGGGCCCGTCAGGACCTTGACACCGACTACCAGTACTGGGTTACGCAGGCGAACGGCTCGAACCAGGCCTATGACCTCTTCCGCTGGAACCCTATCACCTCGTCATGGGTCAATGCGGGAGCTGCGCTCGACCCGGCCAGCGATGACGGCTACCGTAGGCTGAACCTCATGGAGCAGTGCACACCGTGGCTTACCGAATACGGCATCCAGTACGGCACATCTGACCCGAACACGCTCAATGAGGCCTTCATCAGGGCAAGGGTCCAGCACTATGCCGGCGTGTCGGGCCTCTACTATGACGAGCCGGGCTTTGACTTCGACCAGGCGTTCCGCAAGTTCGGAGCGCTGAAGGACAACTGGTGCAAGAACACCTATGAGTCCCTGATGCCAAACGGACTCATCTCACCTGACTCAGACGACAATGACACCTCAGGCGACCTTGACAACGTGGGCGCCAGCAAGTGCCCGTATTTCGCCGAGGAGCATGACCGCTGCGACGGCGAGGGCAACTTCGACCGCAACGGCACGAACACCTACTGGAACTCGGAGACCAACCTGCGCTGGTGCCTGAGGGAGGAGGCCCGCGGAAATGAGATCAGCGCCATGCTTCAGACGATGATGAACGCCATGGCCGATGACGGAGGCTCGGTTATGGGCGAGATGGAGAAGTACTTCTTCTCAACCCAGCGCTACTTCCCCGCAACGGTCTACAACGAGCAGGCCCGCCTGCTCTATGAGGCTGCGGCCGTGGCACTTGCCGCCGGCACCTACACCAACGCCATAGACCCGCTCTCGCAGAACCTGGGCGACCACCTGCAGTCGGAGCTGGAGTTCTGGACGAAGCGAACGGCCTATCTGGGCTCGTGGTGCCGATATTCGGGCTTCGCCAACAAGGCCGGAACAGGCACGTTCTCCTTCCGCTCCGGCAGGCAGAACGCCAGATACCGGTTCACGGTCAAGGCACACCAGGCCATCTATCCGGGCATCATGGTCGACGGCTCGGTAAGCGCCATAGCAAGACACCGAATGCTGCCTGGCGAGACCTACACGATGGACGAGGTCACAGTCGGGACACAGGACATCACGTGCTTCCTGTGCGGAATCGACTACTACACCAGCATAGGCGACCTTACCGGCATGTCCATCAACTCCGACGTGCTGAACGTGGTCGGCAGGCGACTGACGGAGTTCAGGGCTGACGGCACTGACGGCAGCTTCTGCCCGAAGGGCATCACCTATGCGGCTGCAAAGCTGAAGGACATACGTCTTACCAACGTGGCCACCATCAGCGGAGTCCCTAACCTCTCGGCCTGCGTGAACCTCGAGCACCTGGACCTCCGCGGCAACAGCGGAGTAACGGGCTTCATGCTCCCTGACGCCGCACCGATCGCCTACATGTATCTTCCCCGCAACCTGACATCGCTGTATGTGAACAGGCTCATCAGCATAAGGGGCTTCTCCATGCAGGGCGTGGACTACATGAGGTCAATAGAGGTCGTACAGAGCTCTGATGCGGTTGCGCACAACGTCTATGAGCTCCTTTCAAGCATAAGTTAAAACGTAACAACATGAATCTATCACAGCTTAGCTATCTGCACATTGATGAGGGAACGGAGACATCTCCGTTCATCCTCACCACAAAGGAGGTTTCAACGCTCTACAGGATGTCCCTGCAGGCCGACTCCACCAGGCACATCATCGAGGGCTGGGTCAACACGGAGACAGGAGGCATGGAGTCCTATATCAAGTACCAGCTTGAGAAGACGTGGAGCAATCTCCACATCCTTGCGACCCCTGTCGTGGCAGACTGGTCGGTCGATGTCCTGACCCATTCCATCTATGAGGGAGGCCGCACCTCCATCATGACCACCAACCTCACCTCCGACGCGCTTGTATGCGAATTCTCCCTGGATTCGCTCCAGGTGACATCGGGAGCCATCACGGAGGCCCAGGTGAAGCAGCACTTCCATGTTGACACCTCTCAGGGCATGGTATGGTATGACGACGCCACGAACGGGGCGGGATGGCTTGCCACCTTCAGGCTGCGCTTCCATCCGTCATATGTGGAGGAGCCTTCGGAATCGGACTACCGTGAGGTCACGATGAGCGTCATCGCCGTAGCCATCACCGGCATAGTGATCACCTGCGACGACTATGTCAGCGTGAACGGAAGCACCGTCATCGGCGTATCGACCCTTCCGACCAACAACACCAAGAAGTCGGATGAGCACGTCATCAGGCTGACGGTCGACGGAGGCGGATACATCACGCCCAACCAGATCAACGGCCTTTCAGGCTCGGCCACATACTTCGCCCCTGAGACGAACACGAATATCGTGGTCCATGCGGCGCTGCACGTCTTCGGCTCGACCTCGGCGTCGGTAACCGCCAGCAGGAGCATCTCCATGCTGTCCATTCTCCGTGCAAGGATTGTCGCGGCTCCTGGACAGACGGTGCCGGGGATAGAGAACGCCTACATCTCGGTCAAGCAGCCCGACGACGCCAACATAGTCAGACTCAAGAACGGCGAGACGATGAACGTGGTCGCAGACGGGCAGTCGGCCTACACGATATCATTCTCGTCAATAGAGGGATATATCGGAACCATCTCCGAGGAGGTGGTGTATCCGACCGAGCCAATCACTGAGATAACCGTTACATACAAGGAGTTCCACATCGAGGAATATGCCACAGGAGTGCTTCTGGAGCAGGAGAATCCGGAGGACTGGGTGCGAATGGGAGACCTGAATGTTATTGACAGGATACTCGCCAAATACGGTTCGTATGTTATTGATGTGGACCACAAGAAGATGGCTCGCCTGTCGGCTTCAGACCACGACAAATTCCTTGATGGAACCGATTGGGACGGTTCGTTCGGAGATGCCTTCAGACGACTTCCAAAGGTATATTTCAAGGTTGAGACTACCGACGAAGGTCCCGTGCTATGGTTGTCCCTTGACCCTATATCAAGCAAGTATTTTGAAGAGAACTGGATAGCAATATACCGTATGTCTGTCATCAATGGCACTGCAGCAAACTCAAAGCCTTCCGCTACTGCGGACATAAGGAGATCCGTATCAGAAGCTGATATGAACACGTACGTAAGAAGCAGGTCGACTGACTATGTGCTGATGAAATACAGGGAGCAGTGCAAGCTTGTGGCGCTATACTTCGCCAAGTACGGCAATCCTAACTCTGATCTTGTATTGGGTACCGGCTCTCTATCAAATGGCAACTGGCAGCAAGAGCAGTATACAAGAAACGGCTATACAAGCAAGCTGGGTGACGGTACGGGACAGGTCATCAACAAATACTCGACAGCATATACATGCAACAAGCTGTTCGGAATAGAGAACCTTGTAGGATATGGCGCTGAATGGAGGGTAGGTGCAAGGGATGACGGCCAAAACTACGTGTCCCTATACAAGGGAGACACTCCATCGAAAAGTGCCTCAGACCCATACTACAAGAGGTTCGCCCGCCTGAAGAGCGGAACAAGCTCTGGCTATGTGAAGAGGATGGTGCTCGGAGAGGACTTCGAACTCGTGTCTGTCGAGGAGGGCGGTTCATCGTCAACATATTACTGTGACGGACAGAGGTCTAACTACAATGGAAACGCCTGCTGGGCTACCAACAACGGCGCAGGAACCGGGCTATATGGAGGAATATCGGGCATGGGAGGAAATACCACGGCTTGCGGAAGAATGTCTTTTGTAGGGGATATCAGCGAGTATGAGCTCATCAGCGGTGCTGAGATGGTTGCATTGAATACTCCAGAACCGGAAGAAACATAATGCGTATGATACTTGAAAGCAACAACAAGATGCCATTGATGGCATACGAGAAACGGACAATCAGAATCTGTTTCAATGAGAGAGAGGTAGCCTGCGGAGATGGTGAGGAGGCGAACATGGTCTATTGCTATGACTGTGTGCGTGTGCCCATCTCCGGGCTATGCTATGAAGTGATGGTCTCAGCCATCATCAACTCGAGGTATGATGCAGACAGGATGCAGGCCATCATCAACAACCGTCTGCTCGAGGATGACAGCGAGGAGCATCTGTCGGAGTTCAGGGAGATGCAGCAGTGGCGCAAGACCGCCAAGGCTGTGGCAAAGGAGTTAATGACACTAATAAATGACTGACATGAAGAGGGAGACAAGAGACAAGATCATCTTTTGGGTTACATTCGGCACATTCGCCGCTGCAATCCTTGCTTGTGGAATGTATGGACTGATGACATTAGGGAACTACTAAAAGAGAGACAATATGGCAAACAACCCGGTTTATTTCGGATCTGACATCAAGCTGAAGATCACTGTGGACTTCGGCGCGGATGTCGACATGGACACAACAGACTTCTATGTTGTGCTCAGCTGCGGGATGAAGCAGCTCAAGCTTCAGAAGTCCCAGCTGGTCAAGGTGGACAGCAAGACCTATCTGGCGTGCGTGAAGTCGCCTGATACGGGACGCGGGCGCGTAAACGTCAAGCTGTGCGCCGCCTTGCCGGACACAGACTTCCCGGACAATGTGCACACGGTGGTACACAGGTTTGATACAGATGTTGAGATACTATGATGGAGACAGCATCTGGAGGGCGAGTGCCCTTCGTGAAAGACTTCCGGGCGTCGCTTATGCCGCAGGAGCCTTCTGTGTCGGCAGCGGCAGAGCGGTCTGAAGTGAATGTGTCTGCAGTACTGGCCGGATGCCACATGCCTTCGGCCAGGGCATCAGGCATCATGCCGCACTATGAGATACTGGCGGTACTGCTGCTGCAGATACGCCTTGGCGCATATCTCATGGTAGACAAGGATGTGCTGTGGGTTACTCCTGAGATATTCGAGCAGCTCAACATCATGTCGAACCTTGAGTGGACAATCAACTAAACTATTATAATTATGGCAAAAGCAAGTTGGGCGGTCGTTTCCCCCGCCTCAGGAAGCGGAAACAAGACGGTAAATGTTAGTTCAAGCGCAGCTCACACAGGTAGAACTGCAAGACAGACCACATTGACAATCTCTGCGGCAAATGTGGAGAGTAAATACGTAACGGTGAACCAAGCGGGCAAGCCAGAGTACGTGGAGAATACGAGTGATACCGCCAGTGCTGTCAAGGCCGGTCAGACAGTCACCATCTCTGGCAAATCAAATTCCTCAAAACTCACCTTCTCTCTTGGTACGGGCTCATTGGTAATATCTTTGCCGGCAAAATATACCGCTTCGGGACTAAGCATTACCAACGGAGCGGCTATCACCGGAGACCCTGGTGCTACGGCGGAATACGACTGGAGTATCCAGTTTACTGTGAATGCCAATGCTTCTGTCAGCGAGCTGTCACGTCAGATCATCGTTACAGCAGACGGAGGCCAGACCGATACCTGTGTGCTGACCCAGGCAAGCGGCGATGCTACCCTCACTGTCAGCAAGGAGTCTGTGGACCTTACCTGGGAGGGTACTGCGGTATCATTCGACGTTACTTCTAACACTTCCTGGACTATCAGCTGATGACAAAGACAATTCCCTGGGACACCGGAAACGGCAGCATTACCCTCACATATAGCCAAAGTGAGGGTAATCAGACCGTCACGGTCACATCGGACTCCAACCAAGGGTCGGCAAGGAGCCAGTATATAAGCATAAGCACAGGAAGCATAGTGCGAAAGGTGCTTGTGAACCAGGCAGCCCATGTGAAGCAGACCGGCTCACTCTCTGCTGTTCCGAACGGATACAGCACGACGTACTCGAGCTACAGCACAGTCAGCAATGCAACGCGAGCGAACACCAACTCATCGAGCACTACATATGCCCAGGTGACATGCAAGACAGGGTCCAGGGCGTCATCATACTTCTCATTGAAGTTTGACCTCTCGTCAATACCAGACAATGCGACAATTACTTCCGTTACATGCAAGTTCAAGGCGAGGGTGTCATCTACATCCTACATATCAACTGCGACAGGTCAGCTGTATGCGAACAATACAGCAGTTGGTTCGTCTGTATCCTGCAGATCAACAAGCACTACCGCAACCTACACTATCTCGAACACAGGAAGCTGGACAAGGACGGAGCTTGACAATCTGCTTTTGAGGCTGACAGCGACAAGAGGAACAAGCCAGACGACGAAGGCGGCATACCTTTATGTCTATGGAGCGGACTTGACTATAAATTATGAATATTGATTTTAAACTGCTGTTTTTGGCATGAAAATGATAGCGTAACACCAAAAAAGTTGCGCTATTATTGTTTTTTACTCTTTTTTCGGAATAACATATTATAAATATCTATATCTTTGCAACACGATTCTAATTTTTTAATCTAATTTACTTATTTTTATGACGAACACTTATTTGAGGCCTTTATTGGCATTTGCAGCATTTATAGCATCGCTCGTGTTGTGCAGCTGCAACGGAAACGACGAGTTTACAATAACCGTGGCTTCAGGTCAATACATTTCTAACATATGTCCAATAGAAAATGCCTATGCGGGCGAAACCGTTTTTTATCTATACAAGAAAGATGGTTCTGACAAATGGAATCTCAACTACTTTGGAATAAAAGACTTTGCATTTGAACGAGGCTATGAAGTAACAATGCTAGTTGAAGAACTAGACGCAACCCCTGTAGAGGATGGGCCTTCGACAATCTTACGCCTTAAAAAGATAATCTCTAAGGAACAGAAAGAAAGCGAAGTTGGCTCTGGCGTCAAAGAGGTAGTCTGGAATCCAGAAGAAGAAAAGTACTACTACAAGGAGTGAGGACTGCTAATCGCCTTATTTGTGCGAATCATTCTCTTGAAACTTGCAGATTTGAAATAAACAATATAAATTGGAGGGCTAGCAATAGCATAAACTATTTTTCTCAATTATTCATTATACATCCGCTCGGT